CCATTTGCGAAATCAGTTGTATCAAAAGTTATAGGGTAAGCAGTAGTTGTATTGGCGGCAACTTGATCTGTGCCATCTTGAAAGGCACCATAAGGGTTATTCAAGTACTTACCACCCCTTGGGCCAATAACAGACTGTATTGAGTTAACTAATTTTGTAAAAAACAACCTCAAAAGTCCATTGTTTTGATTTTGGACATTTTGAGAATAGGAAATTCCTGATGTACCCAGACTAGGTATAGCAGGAATGTCTAGTTGTTGGTTTACATTAGCCATTACTTTTTAAGCCATGTCTGCCAAACAGCACCAGCAGCCACAATCAATCCACCAACCCAAAGAATAGGCTTGGCAGCAGAAGCAACCCAACCCAAGACTTTAAAAGCACCCTGCAAGGCATCAAAAGCCTCTACAAGCCCTTTAGTGTTCTTGTCTATGCTATCTACCTTCGTTTCAACTGCAAGCAGTCTTTCGTAGATTTGTTCGTGGGTTACTTCTTCTGTCATGTCATTTCAACCCAAGCTAATTGCTCTTCATTCCAAACATAATATTTGTCATCTTGTGGATATGGTGTTGGGGCTTCCCATGTCATTGTTTCTTCGTTGCCAATCCAACTTGGAAAAGGCTTACGGGCTAAATACTCAGCAGTCTTTAACGCTTGGTATTCTTCAGCCGTGTAAGTAGCCACAACGCCAGCAACAGTCAAATCAGCATCATCATCGCAAGTTCCAAAGAACAATGGTGCTACTGTATGTGCGCCTTCAGCAGTTGTAGCAATAGGCCAAGTTGACTTGTTACACCAAACCATATTGCAGTTTTTAATTTGCGGATAAGCAGGGCCAGTTCTCATTGGCTCTGCTGTACAAATGATGCCTGTAGATGCGTCAATTTGAGTTATAGATAGGTAAATCATGTTATTCCTTTAAACTGCAACCCTGCGAATAGCACGAATATAAAAAGTTGTAGCGGTTTTAGGATAATCAAATTCACGACCATCATCAAAAAATGTTCTAAACGCATAATCATTAGAATTTGTATCGCTTTCTGTACTTGTCCAAAGAGCTGCTGAAGTTGTAAATTCTTGACTAGAAGCACCAGTTCTAAAATTAGTTGCCGATGTCTGCGCTGGATTACCAGAAGTGTGAGGTGTGTTATATGGTTCAGGGCTTACTGCATTCGGATTTGCACCAAAACCTGTATTGTTAGCACCAGTATCAGGCTTTAAAAAATAATATAAAACTTTAACTTCATTTTGTGCTGGCATATACCAATCTGTATAACCACCAGTATTTAAACCCTCACAGAATGTTGCCGCCTGATAGCTTGCACCTAAAGCCGCTAATCCCGCTGAGTTTGTTGGGCCAGCAATTCTTGATGAATAGCCAGTTGTTACACCCATTGGACCCCATTGTTTTCCCGTTGTTTGACCAACAGACGCATCAGACACAACTAAATAATGTGTAGCATTACCATCTGCTGATGTAGAAATTTTACCAGCAAAGAATCCACCACCATATGCTTGTCCTATTACGGGTACAGTAGTAATGCTGTTACTAGCCGCACTTGCTGGTCCTGTACCAACAGCATTCGTTGCCGTTACTGTAAATGTGTATGAAGTTCCACCAGTTAATCCCGTTATAGAAATTGTGCCAGAACCAGCTTGATTCAATGTACCTGTAATGCCCCCAGGGGATGATGTTGCTGTGTAGCTAGTAATTGTTGAGCCACCATCACTTGCTGGTGCAGTAAAAGCAACAGTAGCCGTTGTAGATCCTGTGGTTGTTGCAGTACCAATTGTTGGCGCACCAGGCACAACAGCAAACCCCCGTTGATTTGCAAACACTGAAATAAGTGCGCCACTCATGTCAATGCACTTCCCGAAATTAACCAAGTTGTTGATGTAAGTTTTAATGCTGTTGCTGATCCATACTGTGCTAAACTTCGAGATCCAGTAGTGCCATCTTTAGCCAAATACATTGTGTCTGTAGTAATAGCAATCGTCACCACTTGGCTTGTCATATTTACAAATGTGACTGCCGTTCCAATTGGGTAAGCGACAGAGCTGTTTGCAGGAATTGTGTATGTCCTTGCATTAGCATCAGTAGATGGATGAAATATGTGCTTACCAGAATCAGCCAAAACTAATGTGTAAGCAGCAGATTGACTATTTTGTGGAATGTTTCTAAATCCAACAGAATCTGTACCATCAACTGTACAACTTGATAGTGTTCCGCTAGACGGAGTACCTAGAATTGGCGTAACAAGCGTTGGGCTTGTTGACAATACATTATTGCCAGATCCCGTGCTTGTTCCTACACCAGTACCACCCTTTGTTACTTTTAAAAGTGGGCCAGTATCAAATAAAGCATCAATAGAGTCCAGATCTGTATTGATCTTAGTACCCCATGAATCTGTTGAAGCGCCAACTTCTGGCTTAGTTAAGCCTAGATTTGTGGTGGTTGTATCTGCCATTTTCTACCCCTATAAGACTATTAGTCTCAAATTAAATTAAAGAGAAACCTTTGTCCAAATCTCATTAACATCGGCTTCTATTTCCCATTTCTTTCTTGCAAAAATGTTTACTGTTGAAGTATCCATTATTGCCGCTTCAGCATATCTAAGCCTATTAAAGTCTAAATACATTAGGCTGCCAGAAACAATAGCTACTGCGCCTACAGCATCAAGACCACCAGCAACAGATATTGTCGTTACATCAACTATTGATCCAGATGCAGTTGCAATCTTTTGCCCTGCAATTGACGTAGTACTTGTTGAGGAAACCTCAAACTGACCATCTTTAATCCTGTCACCAGCGGCAGTTACAGTACTTGTAGAGACAACTAGAGCTTCACCTAAGTAAGCTCCATAGGAGTATCTTCCTCCTGTGTAATCGCCACGCCCGTAAGCAGCCATATTAGCTCAATGTAATAGACAAATTGTTTGCAGGAATACGGAAGATGTCGCCTTCATTAATTGCTTTAGCAACAGTCAAGGGCGCCCATGCCAACATATTTCCACTAGTTGACGCATCAAAAATAGCCGCCCAACCGATTGTTCCCCAATTTCCACCAGTAGCTAAAGGAAACTCAATTGCCGCAGCATTGGTAAAAGTTGTTGCAGTACCGCTACCAGAGATAGTTCCTGTGGCTATACGGGTATAACCACTACCAGATACTTCTGTACCACCACCAGTATCACTAGGTGCAGCAGTAAATAATCCAACATAAAAAACAGTTGGACGGGTAGCTGCACCAGTTGTAAACAACCAAGTGAGTACTAGGTTTTCGCTATAATTTGTGAAAGATGACATTTTTTATCCCAAAGTACGGGCACGAACAAGTGGAGTTGAAGAAACAGAAGCCCTTTCATCTGCTACTTCAATGTCGCCCAAGGAGTTGACATACATCTGACTCCATACTGGTAGACGTTCATCGTCTTTCAAATATGGTGTAGCCTCTATTAGCGCACCATATAGGTACAAGTCTGGGGCATAAGCTAAAAGCCAGTTACTTGTGTTTGAATCACTCAACGCAGGAATCTTAGCATAATATGTAAGTTCTGCGCTATATGTTGTATCTGGAGTAGGAATAAATTCTAACTGAGAGCCAGTAATTGTGTAATAAGCTGGCGTTCCAACAGTAGTATATCTAGTAGATTTTAATTCATCCCCTTGGGCTTCAGTTACAAACTGCAATCTTGTAATTGGATTTGTATTTAACTGGAACTCTTTGGCCTCTAGCCAATCAGCGGGGTAGGCAAAGAATGCAGTCTCAATCTGACCTTCAGCCCTAGTAACCATTTGTCTAACACGCAACTTGCGGTTAAATTTAGCTTCTGCAATAGTGATAAAGCTAGGAATAATAGCCGTCAGGTCATCCCGATTGAGATAATCCGCTATTGTTGCTTTAAGCCCTGCAAAAGTATTAAGTGCCATTTTCTACATCCCTACACATTAGTGTGTGCTCATGTTTGTATTCAAATGTGCCAATATGATGGATCTGTTTAGATAGATCCTGGTCAACATAAGTTTTATGCCCATTCTGAGCAGCTCTACGGCAAAACCATACATCTTCACCAATATAGTCTTCCGCAGCGGGAACCCAAGGGATAGCAAACCAAGGATATTCCATAGATTTGTAGACTTCGGATTTAACAAGCATTACACCCATTCCGCAGTAGTCTACTTCAACAAGTCCAGTTGAATCGTCATCAGTATATACCCGATTAATGAATGTTGCATCCATATCTGGGGTATTTTTTTTCACCGCAATTGGTTCTGTCGGAAATCTACGTTTTGCATAGTTTCCACAGACAATACCAGTATCATGTTTTAACAAGCGAATAATAGAATCTTTTG